CTATCAATCAGTTCTGCGCACGTCATTCATACCGTGACTTTGTGAAAAGCCTCGGAGGAAAGGCAGTCAACGCTAAAGAAATCATTGAACGGGGTTATGGTTATGGGCGTTTCGTTTCTAATTTTCAAAACCTATTGAAGCATATAAACGTCACACAAGCAGAAGCGCACGCCCATTTCAAAGACATCATTCTGAAAACCCCGTATGAAGAAATCCACGAGGAAATCGTGAAGTTTGTTCAAGCGAAAAGTAAATATGACTTGAAAACAGCAAAAGAACTTGTTAAAAATCTCAGAATGTCTTCAAGTGAATTTGCAGAAACACTAAGAAGAATCAAGGGTGCGTAACCGTCCGATAAAAATCCAACTTCATATCAAGCGGAAGTTTATCAGCGTACCTTGCCATCCTGTTATTATCCCCTCGGGTATGAAAAAGGGTGGCAAGGTCTAAATATGCAGTATCTTCCCCCACAATAGCCAAATAACGCTCCTTGTCAGATATTCCGATGTCTTCACGCTCTTTGTCTGTTATGTTATAATCAAAAACTGTTTCCATACTCTGATTTGTTAAGTTATTTTCTCCGAATTTGACGTACAAACGATTTACTTTCCAAATTGGTGTAAGTCTTCACGTTTTAAATTATCGCCCGGCATTCGGGCGCAATCGCAACGCCACTAAAGAACGGCGGCAATTTTGCGGATATTATCCAAACGCTGCATGAAAGATTTGTCTTTTTGGGCGATACGCACATTGTATCTCATTTGAAGACGCATCAACGGTTCAGCTTCAACCCCCAGCGCAGCCTCGAACATCATCGCTGTTTTTTCAGTGACAGGTCGGCGGGCGTTCAATATCTCATTCAGAACAGAATAGCCTATGCCCATCCGTTCTGCCAACTTGCGTTGAGAAATCCCCCTGTATTCGATTTCTTCTTTCAAGATTTCCCCCGGATGCGTGGGAAACGCAGGTTCAAGATTGTTAGCAATCATTTTTGGGTCAACTCCCGGTATTGTTATCATAATCAATCATTTATAATGG